TGTTAGATACTTATAACTACCACCTTGATTGGTGATAGTAAGCTCGTATTCTCCGCCATCAATTTCGTTAGAGAGAAGGTCAATGTTTAATCTAATGAAATCCTTACAGGAGTCAAGGTCGTTAAGGTCAGTAAGATTGGTAATCGTTAGACTACCATTCCCTACTACCTTTTCCAATGTAACGTCAAAGCTGTTCACCGTAAAGGTAGATAGCTTGACGAAAGATAGAGTATTTACTACTCCTGTTTTAAGTCTTTTCATTAAATAATTTTTACTCCGTATCTGTTTTTAACTCTCCCTGCAATCATATTTGACACAGAAGATTGAGATATACCAAGTTTTAATGCACATTCTTTAATAGACAGAAAATAACTATTAAGGCTTTCGCAATAAACACTTTTTTTATTAGCATTCCATAAAATACTCATTTTTTCATCACCGATATAAGTTCCTTTTTTTGAGTCACTTATTTTCTTTCTTGATTCTAAAGTGTGTGTTTTGCCGTAAAAATGATTTTTGTTTCCTTTTCTGTTTTCAGAAAGTTTATGCTTTGTTTCTTCAGAGGCTTTTCTCCCTTTAAGAGTTTTAGATATTTTCTTTCTCGTTTCTTCAGAAACCTTTTTTCCCCTTTGGGCTTTTGACATCTTTCTTAAAGATTCCTCTGTATGTTTTCTTCCAAGAAATGTGTTTCCACCTACCGCTTCGTTTTTAAGGTTGTAAAACCCCTTATTATTAGCAGCGTCAAGCTCTGTTAATATAAACTCTTCCAACTCTCTAAAATCTTCGCCAAGATAAAGTATCTCTCTTGAGAACATTTTTGGTCGTTTCGTATAGGCGGACATAAACCACTTGCCACTACCAATATATCCATCATCGGGCGTGCCCTTGTGACTTCCTATATATTGCATCCCGTTAGAGGAATCTGTCCACCTATACACAAAACCAGTCACTACTCTAACTCTTCAATAACTGGGTTACAGTAATCACTGTCTGGCATTACAGAGCAGTACCATTTAGCGTACTCTGCTGCGTGCTTAGAACCAAAGGTATGTATTCCCACTGGTGTCACGGGAGTAGGTACAAAGTCCTCGTGTGGCTCACTACGCCATAGGATGTCCACGCAGTAGTCCGTAGAAAGTACGGCTTCGGTTACGACCTCGCCATCCTCATCAAGTACCGCAGGGGTTTCAACAAGGTTGCCAAGTTGTACGACCATAACAACGCTTTGGTTGTACGATTCGTTTCCCTCTTCATCGGTTTGTACGATTAGGGCTTTTTGTGTTTCCCAAGCTTCAGCGTTGGGATATGTGTACTTACGAAATTTCATATCTTAAAGAGTTGTTAGTGCCGCAAGTTCTGCGTTTGTTAATCGTGTCTTGAATAATAGGGCTTGGTTTACACTTGCCTTTACTAACGAACCAGATGAATTAGGTCTATTAGACATCATAACATAATCCATTCCAGTAGGAACGCTACCGCTTGATGATGTTGCTACTTGTGTTCCATTAATATAAAAAGCAAAATCATTATTAGCATATGCTAACGCCATTTTATAACGATTGCCGATTGTTATAGCATATTCATCCTCCGAATCAAATTGAAGTGAACCTCCAGATGTTATATAGGCACGAGCATCAGCATTTGTCATACCAACAAACATCCATTCTGTTGTCCCCGCACCATCGGAAAGATTAAAACGAAAATCAAAATCTCCGTCATTAGACAAGTAATTCCAATCAAAAAGAATAGTACCTTCACTTTGACCAATCAAATCAGTAGCACTCGTCTTACTACAAGAATCTTCACTTCTTGAAGCACTCGTTCCGTAGGTGGGGATGTAGCTAGAAATATAGTTCGCATCGCCTCCAGCGCCATCATCTTCTAATTGTGCTCCGTAGAGTAAGATATTTACATTATCTCCCGTGTTGATTCTTACTTGACCGCTTCCCGTACTTGCTGCTGTTTGAATAACCCAACACCGATACCAGCCATTTCCGTAATCTTCAATATCGCTATCTACAACAGACCCCGTTGTAGTTGTAATGCTTTGGTCGGACAAATCGAATTCCGTTACTGATTCGGTAAGTGTTCCCGTAGCAATAACATTAACAATACTACTTGTTCCCGCTTTAGCAAAAACACTAATCGCATAAGTAGTTCCACTTGTAACGCTTTTGCTCTGTTGAATGTTTCCGCTTGTCGTTCTCGCAAGTAATGTAGCATTTTGAACGCCCTCTGGACTGATTGCGTGGTTATGCGTTAAGGTGATTCCCGATGCAATAGTCCACGCTCCAAAGTATTCGCTTTGGTCTATAAGGTTTCGTCTCTGCGGCTCAAGCAACAAAGAAGGACACGAAGCCCCCCCACTATAATCCAATCTCGGTAGGTTGTCTGTAATGCCTTCGTAGACTGCCGAAGTTGTCGTTTCTATGTAGTCCGTAGCTACTAAACCTTGTTCAAGTTGTGCGTCTTGGATGTAGATGCTATTACCATTCGTAACTGCACCCGAACCATCAGCATCAGTAATTAGTAATCTCATTTGAGTATTGATGTCGTTGTAAACAAGAGAACATCTATACCATCCACCTCCTACGCTTTCAATGTCGGCATCAATAGGTGCGCCTCCAGTAGTACCTACTGCTCCGCTTGACAAATCAAAATAAGCGATAGTATTAGTACCCGAAACAATAGCGTTTATTGCTAAAAAATTAGATGTATTTGCCTTTGCATATACGCTAATAGACTGCACTCCAGAACCACCAATAGTTTGATTTACACGGCAGTTTGATGTTGATGTTGCGGTTAAAAGCCAAGCATCACTTGAACCATCGTAACCGCTTTGCCCACTCGTTACACTTGCGTTATTGGTAGTCCAAGTAGTACTAAAAGTATTACTCTGCAAGAGTTGATTACTCCGCTCCTTCTCAATCAGTCCGCTACTATTCACCCTCGTTGCCGTGTCCGTACCTCGTGAAAAGGTGAAGTCTCCGCTTCCGTCTTGCGGTCTGATGCTCGGTAACTCGCCTTCCAATGACCCGTAGGGAATCATTGCAAGGGAAGATTTTCTGTATATACTTTCTGCCATAATATTAAATGTGTAATAATTTGAAAACAGCCTTCTCTAAACAATCAATACTTTCGGTAGAGTACCCACCTTGGACAAGACGCTCATCAAATGTAGCTGAGATTTCTTTATGTTGTAAATTTTCTAATCCTAATTGTTTTAATTTTCTGTCTAGACACCTATCACTCTCTACAGTTCCACCAGAGGCTAATACACGCTGTTTAAAGACGTGTACAGACTCGCTGATGGTATTGTATACCGAGATGTGATTAGATGCGAGAGAAGCGTTTACAATCATCTTATGATGCTTTGTATGCGATTACTCTTCCAGCTACAACAGACACGCTGTCAAACTTTCCCCAAACAACAGTTCCTGTTGGGATAATAACTTCTGTAAGTGCATCGCCTACACTAGTGGTAGTTGTTACGCTTGAGTCTTCTAGTGCTTGGATAGCTCTGCAAGAGTCAGAGGTAGAACCCCCTGTGGTTAAATAAGCAAAACCATAGTCTCCTACAGCTGATTGGTGGAAGTTGCCTTGCTTTACAATATTCTCAAATGACATAATTCAGTTTAATTTATTTAGCTTAGTCGTATTGATTCGATAATACAATCGTTAGTCTTTCTAAGGTCTTCTAATAGACCTTCGGATTCAGCTTTATGGTATACATTGTCAATACCTTTTTCGGTAGTGCATCCATAGCTGTTTCTGTTATCAAAGTATAAGTAGTCTCTATCCATTAGTCAAAGATTGTAGGGTCTAGGAAAGGTGTTTTATCATCAAGAACCAAAGAAGCCATTCCGCTTTCGGTGTTTAGTGTGATGTTAACGTAAGACTTATCTGATACTCCCGTACCCGAATTAGCCTCGTAGTTCATTGTTAATCCGTCTAACCATCCACTGATAGTAACAGTATCGTTATTATGCAATAGGATAGCTACAATATCTTCTCTACGGCTCATATAGTCAATCTTGTTGACCTTGTTATCTACCGCAGGAGCTTGGATAGTAATGTCTGTAGTTACAACGCCTAAGCCATTGGAGGTGCTTTTGTTTTCTGTAAAAGTAGTTGTTCCGTCCTTTGGATTATGCTCAAAGGTAACTTCGTTTACCACCTCTACAGCATCTACAACAGTCTCGTCAAAAGGGTTAAAGGTGATAATCACATCTTCTTGCAAGGCAAGGATAGCTTTTTTGATACCACCAGTTACTCGCTTATTGCAATTAATATCAATGTCAGAAAGAAGTACGCTACAAGAAAATGCCATAATATATATTTTATAAAAAAGGGAGAGAAGAAATTAATCAACTCTCCCCTTGTATTAATTTACAAGATTACTATTAAGTAGTAGCCTCGGTAAAGTCAGCAGCAGTAATGCTGTAAGAAAGACCATTCTCCTCACCCGTAAGAGTAAGTTGGAAACGATTCTTTTCAGCACGACCTGTTCCAGAGTTACCATCAACAGTAGCAGCGTATAGACCGTAGTCTAGTCCACTAACGTGATAAGTACCAGCAGCAGTTTTAACCCAAGCAACCAATTCAGCACCGCCTTGAGCGATTTGGTTAAGTGCGCTAATTTTGTCAGCATCCATCTTAGGAAGCTCAACAGAGATAGTTGGAACAGTTGTAGTAGTTCCGTCAGCATTGACAGTTTTTACTTCGCTGAATACAGAGAATCCATCCTTTAGGTTGAACCCAAAAGAAACGATACCTGTAACACCAGCAGCAGGATTACCAGAAGCAATAACACGAGTGCTTTCATCGTAGTTATTAAGACCAATAGCAGTAATTGCATTAGTGCGAGTTGAAACGTGAAGCTCAACGATACCACCAATACCCAAGTCATCACAAGCGTAATCAATGCCAGTAAGATTAATTGTAGTACAAGCCATTTGTTATGAGGTATTATAGAAAGGGGGACTAGCCCCCTCTCGTTAGTTAATTATTATGCGAAGTTCTTAGCGTAGACAATCTCTTCACCTTTCAAGTAAGAGAAACCTAGCTTGAACTGTCCCCAAATCTTATCAGAAGACAATTCTGCTTCGTACTTCATATCGATAGCCTTAACGTCATTGTAATCGTCAGTCAACATCACCAAGTTCTGTGGAGCAGCAATCATAAATTCGTTAGCAGGCATAGAAGCGAAGTGAGCAACTTCCATTCCGTAGTATGCAGGGATAGCACCTTCTACAACACCTTGAGGAGTAGTAGTGTACAAACCAGCGATAGCGATTTGGTAAGCTTGCATTGCAGCAGTACCCAAGAAGAAAGTTGGTTTGAAGTCACGGTCAGCATCGCCATAAACAGCAGCCAACATTACGTCACTCATTGCTTCGTAAGCACCTTCCATCAAGTCTAGGATGTTTGCAGAAGTGATAGCAGCGTTAGTATCGTAATCGATAACGTCAGCATCAGCAGCCATCTCAGTAGTCAATTCAGTACCTGCAAGAGTCAATGCTTTTTCAGCAGACAATTTTGCGAAGTAATCGAATACCCAATCCTTGAACTCAGCGTCCATAGTCTCTGGGTTGTGCTGTCCTTTCTTCAAAAGAAGTCCACGGTAAGAAGACTCAAGAGCATCTTTACAGTTCAAGAAAGCCCACTTGTAAGTCTCTACAGTCATCTCTTTTTCACCTACTGAAGCAGTAGATTGAGAATCGAATACACAAAGGTCATTACCAAATGTCAAAGAAGCGTCAAAGATTGGTACATTTACCTTAGCTTTAACACCATCAATAAGACGGAAACGGTTAAGTACCGCTGCCGATTTTACCATAGCATCAATGAACAAATCTGGACGACGGTCACCGTATGGCAAGTTTGAAATAGTTACACTCATTTTATATAAGTTTTAAAAAAGTTCGTTTAGTTAATTTACAATAATTACTTGCGGTTGAAGAAGTTGTTAATCATATTCACCTTCTCTGGTGTAATACCACTAAAAACTACAGTCTTGTCTTCTACCTTTTCTTCTTCCTCTTCAGCCTTTTGTTCAGCAGCAAATTGCTCCTCAACCTCAGCCTCATTGGTTTCTTCTTCAGTAGCTTCGTACTTTTCTTCTTCCTTCATTTCTTCTTCTTTAGAAGCCATTTCTTCCTCTTTTTCTTCGGAAGCCATTTCTTCTTTCTCTTCATCTTCTGTATGCTCGCCCATCTCTTTTTCCTCTTCTTGAGATGCACCCATACTTTCAATGTGCTTTTGAATCATTTCAATGGCAGACTTCAAGTCTTCTACACCAGCGAACTGTTCTTCAAAAGATGTCAATGCTTCGAGTAATGAGTTATTCTCATTCTCCAAAGCTTCAATTCGTGCCTCGTACTTGTTTGCCATAGTCTCAAACTGAGCCTCTAACTTACCAAGTTCCTTAGCGAAAGCAAATTCATTCATTTGTTCTTCGTTATTAATTGTTGGTTTAATATCCGCTTTAATCTCAATAGAGAAACCATTTATCTCTCCATTTTCAATCGCAGTAAATAATTCGTCAGACTCAATTTTAGCCTTTACGAATACTGTTCCGTTTGGTAAGTTGTAACCATAGTCCTTAGACTTATCGTTATCACTCTCCTTGGTCCAAACTTCAAGCATAACCACCTCGTCCGTATCGTAGGAATGGTTGATGCCAAATGCGTTAAATAGCCCTTCACGAGAATACTTGTACATAATCTCACGGATAGTCTCTTCCGTAAATCGTACATAGTAGTATCCCATCTCTGGACTGAAGCGTAGGATTTCCTTGTTAGGAATCATAATAGGTCCTACTACTTCTTTCTTTTTTTCGTCAGCAAACATCTGTACCTTCTCCACTTCGTTGAAATGGATGAAGTCTTCCTCAATAGCTGGTTTATCTACAAGTGAAATCTTGTACATACCTTGAGCAATGTCTTCTAACGATATATCAAATAATGGTAGTTTATCCATTTTTATCTTTTTTAGTTCTGTCTCCGTAAGGTAGGTCTGCAATATCAGTACTAGCCTTAACAGTTCCCTTGCGAATAGACTCAGCTTTTTTAATAGCCCAGTTAATTCCAGATGCTCCTCCCCAACCTAGGTAAGCAACATAGCCTCGGTCCTTCCAAGGCTCGTTCTTGTACTTAGGGTCTACAGCAGCATTCTTCTGGTGACGCTTAAAAGCAGCCATTCTAGCAATCGTTTTGTAAGACAGCTTACGTCTAGATGCTAACTGCCTTGCACGAGTCCATCCCACCGAAGTCATTCCCTTAACTTCATCGCCATACTTCTCCTTCCACTCAAGAACTTTCTTGGCGTTATTAGTAGCTGATTGTGGGTAGTCGTTATAGGTTGCCATATTCTAGTAAATTTACAATTATCTTAATAAACCTTCTATCGTTAAGTAAGCGTAATCCTCAAATACTTCGCCACTTGCACTCTTAACAAATATCTCTCCAGCAGTCATAGGTGGAGAAACAAATCTGTTTAAAAAGAAATTTAAGCTGCCTAACTCAGATGTAGGTACTACCATATTAAACTCAATCTTAGGAAGGTTAGATTGTGTTATCTTTTCTGAATCTTGATATATAGCAGTATATAGGTCGGTAACATTACCACTTTCATCCTCAAAAAATAAGCTCCATCCTGCGGTATTCACATCTCTTAAACGACCATTAAAGGTGTGCTTATTAAATTGATTAGCGGTGTATATACGCTCAATTTCTGTAATCATCTTGTCATCAGTGCGAAGACCTTTGAGAACAATCTCTGGACCTAACACATTTGTTTGATACAGAGGCTTGTCTAGGAACGCAAATCTAAATCCTACATCTTGATTTTTAGTAAACACATTAGGAGTAAATCCTAACTCATTCTCACTAAACGCTCCGTTCTGAAAGTTTTGACTAGATGTGTAATCATCAGACACAGGTCCACAAACAGAGTTGAAGTATACCGAAGAATCAAAGTTTATGTTTATCTCGGCAATACCATCTTGATTAATATCTTGAGTAGTAGAACCTACTGTAACACCATCTTGGTCAAGGTCATCGTAGTACAACCCGTAGTCTTTATTGTTTAGGCTAAGTGTTTTTACCTTGTCTCCTTGATTAGTAATCTTGTAAGACTTTAGGTCATCTATGTAGTCTTTGATATTTAGCGTAGATGTACGCATCAAAGATATAGGGTCTATGCGTAATACGTGTTGGTCAGCATTATCATCGTAGTCGTAGAATAATCCACAATCAAAACGCTTAACAATACCCAACAATACTTCTGAGACAGTGTACGGACAAGTCTGTAGTATAGAGTCTTGGATGATATACTCGTCTGATAATCGGTAAGGAAGGAAGTCTGCATTGGCGGTAAACTCTAAATTAGAATCTCCATAAGAGCCACTACTTCCGTCTGGAGTACCTAACCTTGTAATTGCTTTCTTGATGTCGTTAACACCAAATATCCCTTTGGTTATTGTTGTAGCTTGATGTGGGTTAGCGTTATTGTAATCAGACACATAGTCAATATCTAACTCACCGTCTAAAGGCTCAATGAAATAGTTAATGCTGTATCTACTCCCTCCGTTGATAAATATCTCCTCAGAAGGTAAATAAGCGTCAAACGTCTCGAATTGAAGGGTGTCATATACAGTAGCACCAACACCTACGATAGAAGGGTCACCATCATCAGCATCAAAAAAGTCGTAAGGGGCAACAGCTGCGGTTTTCTGTGAGTATCCTTGAATTACGTTGCCTACATCAGCCATAGTAAGTATGATATCATCGCCACTTACATCTTGAAGAGCAATCTTTTTTACCATAAATCCATCCTCGTAGATACTAAGATAAGGCTTGAATCGCATATCACTATCGGCGGATAAACTATAGATACGCTGAACCATTTTATCTAGACCTACTAATGGAATCTCAAGCTCTGGATTTTGCCACACAGCTCTATTTGTTCCGTTTACATAAGCTATATCAGCATTGAAAGAAACCTTTGGAGCAAAGAATCCTCTAATACCTTCATCGTTATCGTCTGGATAGAAAGGTAATCTTTTTTCTGCCCCCCAAGCTTGGATGCTGTACAACGCAGGGTCTTCTAGTCCGCTACTTCCGTAGTTACCAGCAGTTTCCATATTACCAAAGTACCCTGTAGTAATAAGTTTTTGATTCCCCTCAAAGTCAAATGTAGACTCTAAGCTTTGGTTTGTACCCACCCAAGCTGGAGATTGACGAACAAAGAAAGTCCTAGTGTTTGTGTCTTGCTTTGCTAATAGTTTAGCTGGCAATAACATATGTATCTTTTCGGGTTCTAGGTCTGCGTACAATGGACTTCCTGCGAACTGACCCACCCCTAGTAAATGAGAATCTACTCTAAACTGAAAGTTAGCATCATTAATGTATGAGCCTAGGTATTCTAAGAACCCCTTAACGCTAAACACAGGAGCTAGTCCCGCTCTATCAATACCTGTACCATACTCTAAGAACTGTCTAGCAGCGTAGCCAAACTTGCCCTTGATGTCGTTTACAAAGTCTATGTAAGGAAAAGAAATAGGTCTACTATAGTCTGGATTCTGACCTACAATACCGCCTTCACCACTCGCTGAGGTAGGACTTCTAAACACATTCATACTTCTTCTAGTAGTATGGAATGTATCGTTATATATCTCTCCTAATGGAGTGTCTTTAATCTCAGAAAGGTATTTAGAGATGTAGTCCTTTAATACTATGGTTAAATAAGGTTCACCAGAATTGTACTCTACGGATTCTACATTTAGTATACCCGATATAGTACTTGTAGTGGAGCCATATATAGTAAGCCTATAATAAAAGTCTTCTTTAGGGAAATCAGTTCCACTAGATGCAACAGGTTCATAATCAAAGACTACGGCAGATTTGTTTGTCTCCGTAAGAGGTATGCGAAGGTCTGTGTAGAAAGGTATCTTAACCTTGTCTATCTCTACCTTATCGTAGAAATCAAGGTCATAGTCAAGTTGCTGCTTAGGAAATAAATCAACCTTGTAGTAGGTCTGATTATCCCTGCTAATTTCTAGCTTAAAATCCATATATTATCGTGTAGCGATATTAAACTCTAGTGAAGACTTGAACTTATTGTTGAACACATCAAAGTCGCTTCCTGCGAATCCTACTCCATAAGCAACCTCCTTACAAGAATCGGAGAATACAACATCGTTTGCCAATACTAAATCCTTAGTAGACTTGTATTGAGTATCCTCAAAGAACTCTCTACGCTTTGTCCCTATAATTAAAGTATAGTCCACAGAAGAAGAGTAAGTCTTGTAAGTTTCTGAGTACAATCCTCGTTCAATCTCAGCAGCTACCCTATAAGCTCTCACATCGTCATAGAGGAGGTCGTTGCTTTCGTCCCATACTTGACATCCACTTACAGCATCAGAGCCTGTAAACGTGCCGTATATACCTGTGTCGTATCTAAACTGTTTTGCGCTTCCATCAATACAATACCCAAATAATCCAGAGGTATCAGAAATAGGTAGATAGATAATATCTCCATCAGAGAATCCACTCGCTGTTGTTAGCGTAAAAGTATCTCCGCTAAAGTTAGCGGTTACAGATACATTAGACGTAGGGTTATGGTAAAAGTTATAGTCTGACATTATATTCTATCGTTTCTGTCTCTTAATCTACGTTCTGTAGCATTACTTCTAAGGTCTTTATCAGCAACATATGCACGAACTGGTTTACTTACACCTACAGCCGTTGATGTAGTAGCCTCAGCAATAGCCTTTAGATAATCTACACTTTCGTCTACAGGACTAGCACCGACTAAACCACCATCAGCAAACTTCATCTTTCCGATTTGCGGTCTTGTTCTTTGTGAGTTGTTTATGCGTTCAAGTAAGTCTCTGTGCATAGCAGTGGCTTTCTTGTTCACAATAAATTCTCCACCTTCCATTTCGTACCCTTGTTTACCTTGTACAGTAAAAGGAACTCCACCTTCTGAGTGTGACGGTCCGTTTACAACACCCCCTTGCTCAAACTTCTTAGGGAAGAATTTCTTTTGACTAATAGCAGCAAGTTCTGCCCCATAAGCAGCGGTAGTAAGACCAGCTGATATAGCTGCCTTTGCAGCAAGTTTAACTGGGTTACCCTCCTTGTCATAAACGATAAGGTTAGGTATAATAGAAGCTAAAGACTGAAGATAGTCTGTGGTAGCGTTTTGTCTGTCTCTTTTCTTTTCAGCGTCAAATACTTTTTTATCTATAGCATTTTGTTCTGCAATCTTAGCTTTTTGAAGTTCTTTCTGCTTAACTCTAAACTGAGACTCTGTAATCAACTGATTGTCAAGCTGAGACTTTAAGATTTGACCTTCTATGTTGTATCTTTCTTCAATAACCGCTAACTGAGCATCGGCTGATGCTTTAGTGTTTTCTAGAGCCACGTCATTAAAAGCCTCTATAGACTCAGCGGTTTTATCTAACCCTTCAGCTATAACTTCTGCTAGTTTTACTCCTGCAAAAGCTTCTTTTAACTTTTCAGATAGTGTTAACGCTGTTTCCTCTATAGGCTCTACTATCTTAGGTAGCTCTGGCGTTAAGTCAACACCATCTCCAAACACACCTTTTACAGCTAAGTCTAATGTTTCTCCAGCCTCTTTTGGTAATTGAATAGAAACCTCTTCAGCAGCACCTTTTAAGGTTGCTATTAAGCTTTTCACAAATTCTGAGTCAGCTCCAAATCGCTCTGTAGCCTCTGCGATAATATCTTCAGCACTTCCAAAGAATCCATTAAGAAGGTCTACTTGGTCTGGGAAAGCACTTTCTCCAAGCTCTACTGTTAGGTCACCGATTACCTTTTCGGTTTCTTTGATTCTTTCTATGTAGTCGTTTAGCTGACCCTTGATTCTATTTTCAGCTTCTTTATCTGCTGTCTTACGTTGTTGAGCTAGGGTTTCTTCTGCAACAGATAAATCGCCTAGTTTTGAAGACTGCTCGGTTAGTAAAGCAATTCTTTTCTCTAATATACGAACCTCATCTTCTCTAGCGGGACCTTCAGACTCTAATTGTCTTAGTTCTTCTGAATATTTTAGAATATCATTTGAAATCTGAGCTTGAAGATTTTTCTTTTCTTCGTCTACAGATATCCCCTCTCTAGTTAAACTAAGTAATCCAGCATACTCTTGCTTGTATCTCTTTACACTTTCGTTGTTTGCTTCTTGAGCAATGTAAGCCTCATCTATTCCTTTACTCTGTTGGTAACTAAGCTCTATAAGCTCTCTTAGGTTTATAGCTGTTTGTTTAGAGACATTGTTCCACTCTTCACCTATGTTGGTAAGTGCCTCTTGCACTGTTCCTGTTTCCTTTAACTGCTCATTAAAATTTTTCAAGAAGTCGTCTTTATCAATCCCTTGTGTACTCAAATCTAGCAAATCAAATGCTTCTGAAACCGCTTGAATTTGACCTTCGGATTGACTAGACTCTCTGTTGAATCTGGTTAAAGATTCTGTTATTGTTGACAAAGATTCATTTTGCTCATCAGTAGCATTAGCTACGATTTTATAAGCCCTTGCTTGAGCTGCCGTTTCTCTATTTAAGAACGATATCAAACCTATAAATAAATCAGTCTGAGTTATAACCGTTCCTAGATTTGTAGAAAACTTATCGTAAGCAGAATTTAAAAGCTGTAATTGACCCTCTGTAGAAGCCATCTGAATAGCATTAGCCTTAAAAAGTCTGTCGGATTCAGTCAGCTCCATAGATAGCTCTTTAAATCTATCTACGTTTTCACCAAGTACAAGTGCTTGAGAAGCAGCTACTTTACCAAAAACCTCTACAGATTCAGTAGCTGTTAAACTCCTATTACCTACATCTTCTAAGAACTCATTAAATGGTCTACCGTCTTTAGCGGCAGCAATAAAGAAACTACGAAGACCAGTACCTGCCTTTGATGCCTTAAATCCATTATCAGCCAAGATACCTAACAGCGCAGCAGTTTCTTCAAAGCTTACGCCTAACTGCGCTCCTAATGGACCTACATATCCTAATGCAGTTCCCAAGTCGTTCATAGATAAAGCAGTCTCGTTAACAGCACCTGTTAGGATGTTTGCAAAATTACCTGCTTCTTCAGATGTTGCTTGAAACTGATTAAGTGTCTTTTTTAATACATTGGCTACCCCACCAGCGTCTTCTCCTAAAGCTTGCGATAATAGAGCAATAGGTTGAGTAAGATTTTCTATCTCCTCGGTAGAAGAGCCTAGCTTCGCAAGAGCTTTTTGTAGTTCTACTACTTCTGTTGCTGTTAAGGAAGTGGTTCCAGCTACCTCGAATACGACATCTCTAAGCCTTCCTATATCTTGAGTAGTTAATCCAGCTACAGCTCTAAGGTCTGCAAGAGATTTCTCTAAAGCTATAGCTCTTTTAGCGGAGCCTACAGTTAAGTCTAAAAAAGCAGATAACGCTAGATTAAGAACTTGATAAGCTCCGTAGAAACTAACAATAGTTTTTAGATTCTTACCGATATTTCCAAAGAATCCTTTATTGGCTTTTGTTGTCTTGTTCGTTTGAGACTCGTTAGCCTTCATTGAAGCTGTAGAGTCCTTTATAGACTTAGAGGTTTTGTTTACCGATGTTGCGGCTTCTTTATTAGCTTTTGCGAAATCTCTAGTCTTACCAGTAATTCTAGATATAACCTTTTCTAAATCAATAAGTCCAGCAGAAACCTCTCTTACCGACTTTGCTAGTTTGCTTAATGCGTCTTTTAGAAACGCTATTCTTCTATTATCTTCTGCCATTTTATAGCTTGCTTAACATTTTATCTAACTTCATATCTACGGCAATATATGCCCACTCCTCGTACTTCATCAAGAACCTTGTTCTAGCTCTTTGTAAGGCTCCGTGTAGCCCATTCTTACCCTTCAGTACATCTGTCCATCTAGAACCTTCATAACCCTCTGTTTGTAACCTAGGTGTTATAGCACTCGCAATAACCTTTGCAACATTTTCTGTAACTTCCTCCCCGTAATAGTAATAAGGCTTTGTACCGTTCCATATGTACCAACCGCTAGTAGGAAACCTTCTAGCTTTTACCATTATCCACTGAACTATATCACTGTAGTTTGCGCCTCTGAACCCTTCGGATATCTTCCATCCGTACTCATTCATCAACACTCTTACAGAAACTTCATTCTGACCAACAGCTAAACCTAAATACTTGTCTGTGACTAAGTCTACCTTTAGGTTTTTTCTTGTCCATAGAGAGCTTTTCCCTACACCTCTTGCTGGTCTTTTATCTTGAGTAGGACGTATGGACTTCTCTAAGGCTCCTGTTGCTCTGTGACGGTACTCTTCATCACCCGCTTGTCCGTAAAGATTAAGTTTTAGGTTCTTAATAATACGAGCCTTATACAGTTCATCCTGTATATAGAACCGCATACTACCGTCTTGTTGGTTTTTAGACGGGCGAACCGTTTTCTGAGAAAGCTTTAAACTCATTATACATCAATACCTTTAATGTAAGGTGTTCTACCCACTACAAATGTAGCATTACTAATAGCAGCAGTGATGTTATAATCGTCATCTGAGAATCCTTGGATATTGACTTCTTGGAAATTTTGTTCCCCAGATAGGTTTTGTATAAAGTAGTCTTGCAACTGACCCATTACAAAAAGGTTCTCTTGGTTTGAGTTTATTAGCCCTACGGGTTCGTTTAAGGCAACTCTATCTACGATAACAATATCTATACTAATGTCGTATACTGGGTTAGAGTTTTCCCTAGAGATGTTTGCATCATTCAGTGCGATGTACATACCTCTGTACTTCATTTCCATCTTCTCAAGGTCCTCTAAGCTGTTGAGTAGCTTGAACTCATCTACCATATTATGGGATGTTCCGAACTCTTCAAACAGCTTGTAAATGCTTAATAAATCAGTCACCTTAGTCTTTTTTTAATTTACAATTTACGCATAGCCTGTTGCTTTCTATTTTCAGCAGCTTCAATCTTACTCCTTTGAGCCAAGTAGGACATTTCGGGCAACACAACACTCATTGGAAGCATATAAGTATCCGCATATTTATGGATGTCCTCTCCTGATAGTGTTCTTACAATAGAATACCAATACCATTGTTGATTAAAAACCATCTCAGAGCTTTTTTCCTCGCTTATCTCTTCTTCTTCGTCCTCTTCCTCCATAGGGTCATAGAAGACCCCAGAGAAGTCTTTAAATAGAATTTTGTTTCTATCGTTCATAAAGTTCTCTAGCACCCAATACACCTCAGACACACTCATATCAAGTATTTCTTCTTGATTCTTAGCCTCGTCCTCTAGATTTTCATTATCAAAGACGTCGTGGTGTTTAGGTCGGATGATTAGCTTTGCAATCTCTAGGTCTATTAAATGGTCGGGTAATTTCGTTTTGCCTGTTATGATTTGCTCAAGCATTATAAACTGACCTAGAACTAAGCTGTTTATATTAGTGTATATCTTTTTATCAGAGCTAGGCTTCTTCAAATTGTTGTTTATAGGGTATGTATTTTCCGACTCCCTAATAAAAACAAGCTTATCCATAGGAGAAAGCTCTTCTACATAGCTAGATATATCACCGCCCTTATAGATATGACCCATAATACCGATGTGCTGACGCATTGTAATCATACTATAAAAATAAAGTTATACCTCCGTCTTGCTCTTCCTTAGCACAATATGCTGTAATAGCTAACGACATTACCATATCATCGTGTTTGCCATCCGTATTTGAGAACTGTAAGTTTCCTGTAATAGGGTTTCTCTTGCTTTTAAAGTCGTATAACTCTTTAATAAGGTCTGTATTTGGAGGTATCTTTATCTCTTTATCCTCAAAAAGCTTAATCAAAGTACGTATAATCTCTGGTTTACTCTTAGAAGTTGTCTGAAAGGGTATCATCTTGTACAATCTATCGTCATCCGTAAGGTCATCAAACAATAAATCGTTGTTATTGACCTCGAAGTAACAAGCAGCAAGCTTATCATCGTGTTTCAAGTAGAAATCTTTAATCCTATCCTTGAACTCATCATAGTCTAAGCTCTCTTCCTTGTAGTTGAACCTAAAGATATCTACAACCTCGTAACGCTCATTTATAGCAGTCATCACCGTGTAATCTTGAGCTACACCAATATCCATACCGATATACACACGCTCATAGTCTTTTATCTCTTCAGTGAATATAGCATCTTCTATGTTAGAGAACAAAGCATTAGCACTTACTGGCTTACATAGAAACTCTTGGTCAAACTGAGCCTTAGTCATACTCTTCTTAATCCCTAAGACCGTCTTAGCGACACCTTCATCGTTTAAGTCTAGGTAAGTACGCTTGATGCTCTTTACTTGCTCCCAGTTCTCTTCTAGCTGCCCTTCCTTGTACCATTCAAAGAACCAATTGGGACCATTGAAGGTACTCGCTGCACATACCCTACCATCAGTCCTTGTCACCATAGGTAACAGCACCTCATTGATAAAGTCTAGCTTCATATACGCTGCCTCATCTAGATAGATAAAATCCAGAGTAGCCCCCCGCAGATTATCCCCGCTGTCAGCAGAACGAAACTTAATAAAACTACCGTTATAAAGGTAGAGTTCATTAGCCTTTCTGTCATATCGTTTTACTATTTTCGTCCATAGTTCTTGATGGCTACTAAACATAGCTTCAATATCCTTCATCACCTTATTCGCTTGGTCTTGGATGGGTGACACCCAGAATATGCGGTGTTTAGGGTTGTTTAAGGCACGCATAAAGCAATCGTTCTGCATAAAGAACGTCTTACCTGTCTGTCTACCAGCAACAACACAACTGATAAAAGGTTTGTCCTCGTGTACTAACTTATGAAAGTCCACTTGAGGTTTTGTAGGATTGTAAAGCTTTATGTTCATTACTCTTCAGTGTAATCAATATCTAAGAAGTCATCCTCCTCTTCTTTAGGAGCTGTAAGGTCAATAGTAGCCTTCACATCAAACTTGGTCTGTTCTACCTTCGTAGGAGCCTTATACCCTTGCATCTCGTTGATAATCTTGATGGCATCCATAGCTGTCTTCATATCATCGTTCATCAAGGCAGTATCCCTAATCCAAATCAACTTGTTAAGGTTTGTACCCTTCGCCGCCTCAATAGTCTTACCTTCAGAATCAGCAATAGCCATAAGCTCCTTATAGAACGCTGTACCTGTTCTTCTTCTATCTCGGTAGTAATTGGTATACCCAATATCCTTTGCAATCTTAGAGGCGTTCTCCAACCCTTCGTTGGCTACCCTCTCAATGAAGTTAGTTTGCAAGTCAGTAAGCTTTGCCCCTTGACCACGAATCACTTCACCGTTTTTATCCCTTAGACTTGGCATCATCAAATATATAGATTGGTATGTTATGCGCTCCTAATCTACCCGTAAAGGTAAACCCTTTGTAGTCTGGAGCCTTATCATCTAGGTGATACCACTTCCAAATAGCCGTCTTCACCCTCTGAATACAACTACCACACGCTGTCTTTGGATTCTCCTCCTTTCGGAAGTATCTACTTTTACCCACCATAGAGTTGTGGAACTTAAACATCTCTTGTTTGAGGTCCCCCTTGGGTAGTCCGTTGCCACTCAAGGCTACTAGGAGCTGTTTTGTCGTCATATAATTACTTTTTGATACACTTGTATAGATTGACTTATTAGAAGCTCTTAGAACGCTTCTATTCAAATATACAATAATGAATGTTGACATCAATCATTATCCTTTCCTTCTGAAGTTTGTAAATTATCTCAGAGAGAGATTCCTGTATACTACTAGTATAATACTATTATAATAGAATAAGTTATTATATCCTCTCCTAATAAGAGAGGATATTATACTAATAGTCCTTTAGTTAAGTATAAGTAATTAGAATAATAGTAGAAGTTATACTATTATTATAATAAGAGTATAATGGTATTATAATAACGGGTCAGTCTCGAATAGTCCATATACTAACTTCCCTTCCCCTTACTTTTAATTCCTAATCCACCTTACAACACAAAGGTAGCTCACATCTATTCTAAGGGTGTTTAGAGCGTCTCTAAGAGACTTTCTGTTCTTCGGTGTATAAGTTGTTTATTTTGGTTGTTTGGAGCCTGTAGCTGCCCCCCCCGTGCTGAGGGGTTAGAGTATACTCGAGCTTCACTTCCTCCGGTCATTAGTATTTTTACCTTCCTTTAGTGGTTCGTCTCTGGTATTGCTTAGGGCCTCTTATTGGTTCGGTTCTGGTATTGGTTCGGGTCTTCGCTTATGGTGCGTGGGTCTTATATTCTGCGCTTTATTATAAGGGGTGGAGTTTTGGTTTTGCGTAACCTACGGGCGTATTTCCCCTTTCCCGTGTTCCCTTTCTCCCTCTCCCAGTTACGAACCTTTGAAGCATAAAAAAGGCGCCTTATTAGGGCGCCTGTTTGTTTCTTCTGGTTGGTGTTTCTCTTTAGTGGTTATCGCTGTACCAATCTATTATAGTTTGCCTTGCGTCCTCATTTAGGTTATCAATTAACCAGCTGATTTCGTCGTGTGGTATCATTGATTCAGTAAATAAGTAATCGGTATATGCGTCCTTTATTTTTTCTATGTGGTGAAGTTTTTTCATTGTTTTAATTTTTAAATATAGTTTAGTATACGTTTAACTTTGGTGCGTTGCTCATTAAAGTAATGTGTAGTACCTGTGTTTAGTTCTGTGTAGTCGTTTAGGCTCTCAAGGTATTTCCTGCCGTTGGCGTTGATGTACGCACCCTTTCTTTTGGCTTTTTTAATTGTTGCGGGTTTGGTCTTTATGAAATCAAACATCGGCTAAAATATTTTTTAGTTTGTTTATTTCAATTGTTCCGTGTTCATCGTGGACGCTTAAGAGAAACCTTTCCGCCTCTATCCATTCTTTTTGAGTTGCGAACCTGTACCCCTCGTAAATTTTAATGGCTTCCTGTATTTGTTCTATTTCTGTCATCATATCAAACCTAAATAATTTTTTAAAGTCTCTTACCGCTTCTTCTGTTGGGGTGTCTTTTGAATATCTCCAAAGGAGGGTGTGTCCTTTGTGGTTGGTGTAGTATAACGCCTTGTGTCCTGTCCACGTGTGTACCTCTATACCTTGTATTGTTTCTGTTTTTATTTTCATTGCTTTAAAATTCTTTTACTATCTGGTACTTGTTTTCTCCTGCGTAATTTAATACAGCAAAGTAGTTCGGATATCTTCCTCTCTCGCTGTCGCAATTGTAGTAAGTATATTCAGCATCTACTTTTTTAAATTCTTCGGGGTGTTGTTCGTTTCTTTGCGCTTGGTAAGGGCTTTGCCACATATTATTAAGCCTCATTTTGCAGGGGTGTATAAAAATAGTATGCCCACTATTATACAGCCTTTCAGCGTGTGCCTTGTTTACTTTTAATAGTTGTAGGTGTGTAGGTCTGATATCGTCGCTCGTTCCATCAAATACGTTGATTCTTAGCAGGTGCGTTCTGTCTTTTAGCTCGTTTGTCTTGTACGTTGTTTTCATTGCTCTATTTTATTTTATTTATGTTATCCGTGTTGCGTTATTGTTTTGACTTCCTTCGCTCCGCTCAGGTACTTTGCAGCTGCTTCTAAGGCTTCTTCTATCGTTCGCATCCCTACGCCTCCGTTTATTGATTCGGTGAACTCAAAGCCTAGTTTTGTGAGTGCTTCGCCTACTGCGTTGGATTCTTTACAATAGCCGCCACTGTTTGCGGGACTCTTTCCGCTGGCACTGTCCCAAGTTCCAGAATGTAACCACACGCAAGCGGTACACGTTCCGCCTTTTGTCCAGTATAAACGGGTTGTTATTACTTCCTTGATTTTGCCGTCTATTGTTGCGCAGATTGTCAAACCTTTTGTAAAATTGTTTTCTTTGCGGTGTGCCGTGTTGATGTTTACGGCTTTTGCTGGGTTGAGTTTAGATACTTTCATTGTTTTAATTTTTTGTTTCGTTTCTGGTTTGTCTGTTTTGGTACTGTTCCAATTTGTAGGCAATTAGCCCGATAATGGCTACTAAAATTAAATGTCTCATTGCTTTAATTTTTTTTTAATTAACTAAATAATACAGCAATACACAAGAGAATCGCATATGCACCTGTCAATCCGATAACGGTTTGAACTGCTATAAATTGCCAATTGTCTTTTCTGTCTGTTTTCATTTCTAGTATTTGTTTTTAATGTGGTCGGGCGTTTTTCGCTCGTTTGCACTCGCAAGATAAAACACTTTTTTAAACTGTGCAACCTTTGGACACTTTTTTAAAATATTTTTTTCGCTCTAGTTGTCGTCTATATGACCCGCACGTGCGTCTACAAAAATAAATTGATATAAAAAAGAATTTTAACACTTTTTTCTTATCTAAGTATAAACCTCTACTGAATATGTCCAAACATTGGACAAACTAGGTAAAAAATACCACTACTAAGGGTTATCCCGTCACACGGGTGGAACGAGTGGGTGAGCCTACCTAAATATATTCGGGCTTGGGTCAAAAAACTGGGGGGTTTTCTGTAACGTGAAGTGAAAAAAAAATTGGGACTCGAAAAAAAGTAAAAATAGTTTTGTGGTTTAAAAAATAGATGTAACTTGCACCCAGATAACAACAAAACGATAGAGTTATGAATTTTGAAGTAGAATTTGATTACGAAACATCTTGCTTTGTAGTAGAGGTATATGTTGATGTATTGTATGTACCAGCAACCTTTGACAATCCGAGAGAGTTTGATTGGAGCTACACCATTGAGGAGATTGTAGAGTACGATGCGAACGATAAGGTATTGTATCGTGACTTAGATTACCTAGACTCAAAGATGATGAGCTTGATAGACGATGGAGTAGAAAGAGAAGTGTTAAGCCAAATAGACTAATGAAGATGTATTTTACAATGAAAGACGAAGAACAGGAACAACTGATGGACCTAGTGTGTATGGAGCAGATGCAACGCTGGGGTACATACGATAACTATAACGTACAAGAGGTAGCTTACCGACAAGCAGTAAGTGATGGAGCAATGAGAACTGACAATTACTTTAACAAATAAGATTATGAAACGCACAGAGAAAGGAGCCGCAAGTATCAACATTGAACTTAGAGATGGATGGATTACCGTACTACACGGAGACACAGCAGAGGTCCTAGTAGACTTTGAAGCTAACGAGGGAGCTTGGGGTGTTATCTGGGATGCTATACACCTTGCTAAGAACCTTTAAGAGATGAAGAGAATAGTTAAGTACCTAAAAAAGAAAATATCAATTTATATTTGGTGGTTTAGAAAATAGATGTATCTTGCGCCTATATAACAAAAACGATAAGCAATGAAAGCAGAGAAAATTACAAGAAACGAGATGGTAGAAGCACTACAAGACACTGGTCATATCTTTGGTGCTGAGTATCGTAAGAAGAACGGAGAGGTTACCAGAATCAATGGTAGATTTGGAGTTCGTAAGTTCACCAAAGGAACAGGTAAGAGTAACCCTAACGTATGGACTATCTGGGACAACAATCGTAAGCGTTACACTTCGCTTATCCCAGAGAACATCTTAGAGGTAAGTTACAACGGACAAAAATGGAAGCTAGTATGAAACTAAACTACAATGTATCTTGGGACAGCCCTACGGGGCTTACACGATACCAACAGGACTTTGAGAGTATAGATGAAGCTCGTATAGCTTTAGCTCTACACAACGCTTATAACGCAGTATTATCAATATCTAAAAAAGAAGAATGACAAACGCAGATGACCTACTACTAAGAGCTGACCTAGAAACCTTGTACGGAGTTCTCAGTAGGTTAGCTGAGTATGCTAAGGTTAAGGAGGAGAAGGAATTAATCCAACTCCTCCTACACCTAGAGAAATTTGTGGAAATCCACAAGACAAGAACCAGAGATATGGTTACTTATCGAGACACAATAGAGAAAGCAAGAGATGAGTATCGAAGTCTCTACCTAAAATACAAAGGAATGGAGGAACAATTAGATGCTACTCAAAAAGTTTTGCATAAGATTATGAACGAAGAATTTAATACAGAAGATGATGATAAAGACTTGGGATTTTAGAGATAACTACATTGATGATGAGTACCAGTACGGAGACTATGTGAATAACTGGGACAATAACTTTGATAGTCAAAATGAAATTACTAACGCATAAAAACCTATTTATACTACTATTATAATTTAAACTAGTATTATAAGTTATACTGCTATATTAAATTATAAATCTATAATAAGTAATAACTATTATTATAAGAGAATACCTTTAGGGTATTCTCTATTACACTACTAGTATCATTGATACTATTATTATAAGGGGATAGATAAGTTTATTATAGTAATCACTCACAAGGGGAAACAAGAGATGAAGATAACAGAGAAACAAATGCGGGAGTTCTTCCCAGCGAATATGAGATTCCTACACTTTGTAGCTAAGAAGTATGGTTACTCTTTCTACAATGATGAAGCAGTAAGGAGAGCTAATTACTTTGCCTCTGTAGCCATTACAAAGATTTACAACAAGGGAATGGAGTTCGAGAGCAGTGAGCATCTATACGGCTATGTAATGAACGCTATAAGGTATGCTATCCTATCCTCGTATCACGTAGCTAAGAAAGATAGCTTAGATGTTCGTACAGAGTCAGAACTACTATATGGAGATAGTGATGATGAGTACAATGTGTACCTAAACTCTGCAAGAGCTACTGACCTAAGCTATGACAACACCGTCAAGGAGCTGTATACGGAGCTTTCTAAGAGACTTTCTCCACTGGATAGACAGGTACTACACTTGAAGTTCAAAGAGGACTTTAGAAACGCTGAGGTGATGGGACACTTAGAAATCACAGACACCCAACTTAGGAAGTCTTTAAAGAGAATACAGACGAGATACAATAGAATTAAGAAAGAACTAGAACAAGAAGGCAATGAACAAAGAAAAGAACTTAGCAATACCTACACATCTGTTGAGCGAACTAAGCATAGAATACAAACGATTGTACGGACTGAATCCAATGTCCCCAACGAGGCAAACGAGCGTCGTTATACCGAGACAATGTCTTGGTTACATTCTGACTCATAAGTATAACTCTGGAGCAAGTCAAATATCCAGACTCTTTGAGTGTAACCACGCTACCATACTTCACAGTAACAAGCGAGTGATGGATGCTATACAAATCAAAGACCCAGCATACATTGAAGCACTAAACAGATGGAGGTTAGTGTTTACCAACTTACAAGAGAAAGTCAATCAAGCTACAAGCACTACAGAACTACTGAAGAAACGCATACTAGACATCATCTCAAGTGCTATTGCTGATGGCTCAGTAAACGCAGAAGAAATACAAGGTATGTTAAAAAGTCTGTTAAAAGTTACTGAACAAAACGACAGCATAGGGTAGAGTAATAAGGAAGAAAGTCTTATATTAACACAGAGAAAGTAATCAATAATCAATTATAGTATGAGTAATTTAACTAAGAAACTGATTAAGGTGCAGTCGGAACTGAAAGCACCAAAGAATCAGAGAAACAACTTCGGTAAGTACAACTACCGTTCTGCGGAGGACATCCTAGAAGCAGTAAAACCACTACTTGCTAGTAACGGACTTACGATGCAAATCTCAGACTCTGTATCAGAAGTCGCAGGTATTCCTTACATTGAATCAATGGTAGTAGTATCTGATGGAGAACACGACAGAGTAGTAACTGCTCAAGCAGGTATTGACCCTACTCGTAAAGGGATGGATATCGCACAATGCTTTGGTGCATCAAGTTCATATTCTCGTAAGTATGCTCTTAATGGTATGTTCTTAATTGACGATACGAAAGACCCAGATGCTACAAACCAACACGGTAGAGGCACACAGAACGCTCCTAAGCCAACATCTAATGCTAAGCCACAACTACTAGAGCTTACAGATGAAATCAAGGCTAAGATGATTGCCGCTGTAGAGTCTGGTAACAAGTCAGCAGTAGAGAGCGCTCTAGGCAAATACAAAATCACTGCTAAGGTGAAGAAAGAAATCTTAGGATAATGAAGTCTAAAGAAGAAATACTCAAGTTCTTTGACGATGATAAGAACTACTATGCTGATACTCACTACATCACCAATAGTGGTCTTAAACTCCTTAACGAGTCTCCAACAAAGTTCTATCTAAAGTCTATAGGTAAATGGTCGCAAGACGGTAACGATGCCTTTGATGTAGGTCACGCTATCCACGCACTATTCCTAGAGAACAAAACCATACACACAGGATGGAACGGAACTCGTAGAGGAGCAGAGTACAAAGAGTTTTGTCAAGCGAACCCAGAGCTACTTGTGCTGACCTCTAAGAACGCATCTATAGTAGACGGTATGTACGACAAGCTCCAGAAGACTAATGACGTTAAAGAGCTTATGGGTATTTCTTTTAGACCAGAAGTTCCTATGATTATGGATTACACTACCGATGCTGGTAATGTAATTCCTCTAAAGGGTAAAGCAGATGCTCTAGTGTTTGATGGAGTGAATGACTACTTGGTGGATTTAAAGACTACCAAAGACCCTATCTCTAAGTGGGCAAAGAATGCGAAGTGGAACTATGCTCAACAAGCGTATATGTACAGTATGTTGGCTGGTGTTACCGACTTTAGGTTCTTAGTTATACAAAAAGAATATCCTTACGATGTAGGTATCTTCTATGTAACGGAAGACTTCTTAAATTTTGGGGAGCGTCAATTCAAAGCATCAATTAAACAATACGAAAATTTATTTATCAATGGAGAATTTAGACCTTACTCAGCTATCATCGGAGAACTCTAATAGCCTATCGGATGTGGTTATCCTATCCGTAGCGAAGGCTACTGGTGTTCCTACCGTGAAGATAGTAAACGCAGACAAGGCTCGTGAAGCTACAACAGCAAGAGCTATCTGTTGCGTAATCCTAAAGACCTATGACTTTGCTACAAGAGAAATAGGCAGACTACTAAACACCGACCCTAAAGGAGTCCGTAGATTCCTTTATATGCACGAAGATAACTTAGAGAAGAAGCGTTACGCTAAGAGTTATGAGATGGCAAATGAATTTGTAGAAGGGTACTACTCTTCTAATGCAGGATTACAGGAAAAGATGAATGTATTGTACACTCGTCAGATGGACTTGGAAAGCAAGTACCAACACCTAAAAGAATTATTGTTAAACTAATTGTCTAATCTAAATTAAATTAAAATGTCAGACAAAGTATTTGTTGGTAAGACCAACGTAGTAACTACTCAGTACGGAGAAATCGTTAAGGTATCTTTTGGTCCTCAAGATTTTGAGAAGCTAAACAACGCTAAAAACGATATGGGTTGGGTAAACCTAGAAATCAAAGGTAAGCGTGATGGCGGTAAGTACATCCAGATTCAAGGCGAATACAAAGGAGCTTCTAAAGCTACCGCTGTAAACGACTCAGATGCAATGCCTTTCTAAGGAGTAGTATTTATTTTATAGCATATAATACTTTTTAAAATGATTAGGATAGGGGGGTACATTACTGCGGACAAGGTAGTGTCCCCCTTTCTTATGAGCCAATTAAGTAAGCTAAACGGCTCAAATCCTCACAACGATGAACCTTAAATCTTCACAATGATGTCAAGTAAATTGCACAAAATAGTTGACACCAACAAGAGGTGTGAGCACATTAAAAGAGAAGGTGAAAGTTGCAGACTAAACAACAACTGCACTTATCCAGATTGTACACCTTGATGTACAGAACAACAGCAATATTGCATATCGCAATAATGTTCATTTAAAGCGACAGAATGATGCTTATTTGTACCATTAATGAGTAGTAAAGAAAAACTTTACAACTGAAATGAAAGTAACTGAAGAAGGTATGCAGTATTGTAGTAGGTGCAAGAAAGACACACACCACATCCCAAAGCTAACCTTATCGCTGGAAGGTAAAAGACTCTGCTCTGTATGTAGAGTATCCAACTATGTAAAAACAAGCGCAACTGAATAAAAATAGGCGCATACTAACTTTTGCCAGTATTACAGATTATTGGCATTAATAACCTTTACAAAGGTGTAGGGGTATGATAAGAAAAACGAATTTTATTTACATAAAACCTTTAACAACAAAAGAGAAATGAAAACAAAATTTGAAGTAACAGAATCCTTAAACGGATGGAACAGATTAGAAACAACCTTTGTTGTTGAATCCTCACCTCGCTGGTGGCAGTTTTGGAAACCTAAAGTAATGTATCAAGAGTTTAATGGTTCAGTTTGGGTAAAGGGAGAGGTAGTCCAAAGTTTTGCTCCAGTAGTAGAAACCTTTAAAACAAAAGAAAAATGAAAAGACAAGAATTATTAAACCAAGTAGCAGAGAAACTTGAAAGATGTGAGTACACACCAATAGTAACTACTAAAGAAGAGTTACCTATTTGGACGATGTTGCTTAATAAAGTTTATGAAGAAACCTTTAACACCAAAGAGAGATGACATCTTTTAGAGAATTCAAAAAGCGACATAAACTAAAATACTATCTTGGAAAAGATAGTGTTGGAAACAAACTATATGCCGCTGATGAAGTAAAACTCTCTATGCCGATTGAAACAAGGACTCCTTGGAAAAGTAGAATCCATTGGAACCCGATTGATGGTGCATTTGTAGATGCTCATCCAGCTCATAAACAAATAGGTATAGGTAATGATAGAGGGTTACGACAAATTCTTGTAAACGGAGAAGTAATTAAGACAAAACAATTTTATAACCTTTAACACCAAAGAGAGATGAAAACAATAACACGTTATCACAAGAAATCGGATGTAGTTTCTTTCAAGAGAGTAGAGAAAGATAATGGAGAATGGTTTGAACTTACCTACGATGAGAAGGGAAACGAGTTGAGCTACAAGAATTCAGAAGGATTTTGTTACGAGTGTACCGTTGATGAATTTGGCAACATTTTGACCTACAAGAATTCAGAAGGGGGTTACATTATCGGACGTGAAGCTGTAAGTAAAGAAGAGTTTGAATCATTTAACACCAATAAGTAATGGAAACAAAAAGAACATTAGTAACTGTAATAAACCATAAAGGGTTCAACAAGAACTACGCAACACTGGGTGATGTAAGGCTGTCTATAACAGACGGAGATACCTTTAGAGAGCATCTTATAGAGTCTACGGAAGATTGGGTAGAAACAGATTCTAATGGTTGCATAAGCGCATTAGAAGTCTTTAGAGAGCCAAGACCATTTACAGCTGACTTTGTGATAAGAAACAAAAAGGCTGAGAATGTACCTAACTATGACTTGTTAAACATTCTTCGGGAGAACATTTCTGATGAACGTGTAAAGCCATTATTAGAGGAGTTTTTAAATAGATACCACGAGGAGCAACGTAAGGTATATGAGTTTAAAAAAGATAACTACAAGCGCTACACCGAACAAGATTTACTAATGGCTATGCAGTTTGCAGTAAACGAAATCACAGGACGTAAGCTAAGAACAACAGTTCTTGAAACAATGGTAGAAGACTTTATTAACGAGAAATAGATACACTATGAAATTTGAACAACTACAACAAGCAGTAAAGCTATGGGCAAGTAACAGAGACTTGCTGGACCCTTCAAACCGCAACAGACAATTCTTAAAAGTAACCGAAGAGGTTGGTGAGTTAGCAGGTGCTATTGCACGTCAAGATATGGTAGAGGCTGAGGATGCTCTAGGAGACACTCTAGTGACCTTAATCATCTTGGCTGAACAACTAGGCTTAGACCCAGTAACATCTCTTGCTATGGCTTATGCTACAATCTCTAACCGTACGGGTAAAACAGTAGACGGAGTATTTATTAAAGACGATGAATAAGTTAATTAGAAAGCGTAAGCATATGAGGGAAGTTCAAAAGTACCTTGATATGCTGATGATAGACAATGTAAATTTATCTATTCAAGCAAGTAGATTTGGATGGAGTGAAGACGTACAAAACCAACTAACCAACTCAGCACTACTTATCCGTAAGTATCAGAGAAGGTTACGATTAATAAAGATGTGATGAAGTTTATACCTCACGAAGATAATTGGGAGCGTGAGTACTTTGATAACATAAAGTCTCAACGCAAGAAGAGAAAAGCTAAGAAACTCAAACAGATAAATAAATGGAACAAGAGCAACAGCCCCAAGAAGGGCAAATGATTTATGACGTTGGTGTACGCCTTGCTTGGAAGAAGAAGCGTGGTAACGGATACACCAATATGTACCAAGGTACAAAGGACAGACCCTTTCAGTTTGTTACAAGAGCAAAGTCTCTTGACCATATTAATCGTAATCCAGAGATGATAGCCAAGATAATGTCCTTTGTAGGACTTACAGGTAAAGCTAACTACGATTTCTATGTACAGAAGGAGTTCTATAGAAAGGAGATAAGCAAAAGCTTTACACACAAAGAGAGCGAATATAGTAAAGAGTTTGGAGAGAGTGAATAAGACCTGTAGCACTTGCAAAGAAATCAAAGACTGTTCAGAATTTGGGAGACGAGCTGGCGTTAATGATGGATACTCTTATGTTTGTAAATCTTGTAAGAATGCATCAGCAAGGAAGCGATATGAACAAAACCCTAAATATAACAGGGATAGGTCTTTGAGGTATTATTACCAGAACAAACAAACTGTTAATCCGAAGCAAGCTAAAAGAAGAAAAGAAAGGAGAGACAATGATTTGTTTTACCGAATCAAGTGCAATGTAAGGTCAATGGTGTCTCAATACCTAAGTAATTATGGTATGAGTAAGAAATCTAGAACTTATGAGATAATAGGTTGTGATTACGAAAGCTTTATAGTACACCTACTACTAACTTTACCTAGGGAACAAAGGATAGATTTTATACGAAATAGGGGAAATTATCACATCGACCATATAATCCCTATATCGTTCGCTAAAGACGAGGTTGATTTAATAATACTAAATCATTACTCAAATTTACAGTTACTAACAGCAAGAGATAATTTAAGAAAGTCAAATAAGTATGAAGAGAACAGTATTTACAGCAGATGATGTCAAGGAATCAATTTTTAAAATCAGAAACGGAGGTGTAAAGAGAGGCGCTTATACAGGTCTACCTTCCTTGTATAAAAAGTATTCTATGAAGCTTGGTAGCACTACTTATATATATGCTTCTCCGCATCAAGGTAAGTCTCAGTTTGCCTTTGAATTATTAGTGAATACAGCAGAGTTTAATGGATGGAGATGGGCGATGTTCACTCCAGAGACTGGTAGTCCAGCAGATGTGTTTTCTGAGCTTCTATGGGTGTATCTGCGTAAGCCTATAATGATTAATGATAAGATTACAGCTACAGACGAAGAGGTTCAAAAAGGAATAGACTTTATCAACTCTAGGTTTTATATCATTGATGGCGGTCTTAGAGATGTTACAGCTTCTAACGTACTTGAATACACAGAAACCATAGAACAAGACTTCGGTAAGATTCAAGGTTTACTGGTTGACCCTTACACTGAGATTACTAACGATACATCAGCAGGAGTAAGAGATGACATTGCTATCGGTAAAGACTTGTCCAAGTTTAGAAAATACGCTTCTGATAAGAACTGGCACATCGTAGTAACAGTGCATACCAAATATATGCAAGCGAAATATAAAGATGGAATCTCATTTGTGCCAAAACCTACTATGAGCGAGGTTGCTGGAGGTCAGATGTGGAGTAGACGTGGGTTTATGATTATAAATATATGGCGCTGTCCCTTTGGTCTATCAGACGAAAACGGAATACCATACGAGCCTAACCAAGTAGAGATTACTATTCAGAAAGCTAAACCTAAGATTGTAGGTGCGTTAGGTGTTGTTACCCTATACTACGATAAGATGATGAATAGATACTACGAGAAAGATGAGAATGGTAAACCACTATTCGCACATCAAGACCCCGATATGGATTACGATAACGATGAAGTGTTTATCAGCAAAGATGGTAAGCGTGATACTCCAGAGATTATCGAGATAGAAAAAGAAGAAGAACAAACTGAACTAGACTTTTAATGGATAAGTACAGCTTGATTAAAGATAGAAAGAAAGCCTTTGCAGAACTTGTAAGGGCTTATCTAAAGTTCAATGTAGCATCCGCAACAGACATAGTAGTTAACGAAGATGGAGATATCTCTATCAATGGTACACTATTCAAGTTTGATGTATCGGACTACACTGGAAAAACTGAGGCGTATATTTTCTTCAACCCTTCTAATGGAAGAATGGTAATTGAGAATAAGTCTGTTAAAAAGATTTATAAATTAGAAGTTGACCTAGTTGACGATTGAGTAGTTTAGCTTATGGAAGAAATAATAGTCTCGATTGTAAACAATTGTAAGTCCGACATAATCAGCAGATTAAAAGAATACAAAGACAGTAGTTTTAATTTGACGAAAAAAGATTATGGGAAATGGACTGTTTATGCTCATTTAAAGAAAACAAATGGCATTCCTTTTTACATAGGTATATGTTCTCCTAATCAAAGACACAAAAGACCCTACGAAAAAACTAATAGAAATAATTTCTGGTCAAAAATAGAAAATAAGCACGGAAGAGATGTCGTAATACTATGTGATAATTGCTCTGAGGAATATGCAAAAAGACTTGAGAAGTGGTATATATATATGTTTGGCAAAAGAATAGACAACAGAGGTCCTCTTTGCAATATAACAGACGGGGGAGAAGGTTTTTCTCATAAACACTCAGAAGAAACCAAAATAAAGATGTCTATAGCAAAGAAAGGGAAGACTGGATACCTTTGCCCAAACAGCCATCAAGTTGTGATAAATGGCAAGGAGTACGGCAGTATGTCCGAAGCGGCTAGGCAGCTAGGATTAAGCGTACAGACAATAAAAAATAGATGCGATAAAACAGAAATTAAAAACTATTATAGAATATGACACCTAAATACTACATAGGGGATTACAAAAACATTGAAGCTATGGATGTTGTTCTTGATTTTCAAGAAGATAATTACAATGTTGGAGTAGCCATTGCTTATTTATTAAGAGCAGGAAGAAAGCCAGAAAATCCAATGCTTCAAGATTTAGAGAAAGCTGTTGTTCATCTGCAAAGAGAGATAGAGCATATAAAATCATATAAATGAGTTGGAAGAAGAACGAGGACAAGCTATTTGACCACCTAAAGAATAACTATCTCTCTGACTTAGAATGGTCGGAGGGACAGTATTCTCATTACGATTGTTACTCGTTGGAAACAGGAGTAGACATAGAACTCAAGTGTCGCAATAAACACTACGATGACCTACTCATAGAGAAAGCTAAGTACGATAAGCTTATAGCTCGTGCTAATAAGTTCGGTACACTAGCGGTATACATATCTCAAACACCTCAAGGTATTTATGCGTTCAACATCTCTAAGCTAAAAGAACCTGTATGGGAGACAAGAGGTATGCCTAAGACTTCACACTTTAATCAACGTCAGTTTGTAGATAAAGTGGTAGGGTATTTGAACATTAAGGATGGCAAAGAATATGCATAACGAGATAGACCTACTACTGCCTAAGCCACCAAGCCTTAATCAGTTCTATGCTGGTAGACACTTTACAATACGACAGAAATATAAAAAAGAATATTTTGCAGCACTTGAAGAAGCTTTTGAAGGATACGATGAATTTACTGCTGAAGGGTTTAGTATTCACG